CTACATTAGATGAACAAGATAAGAATTATTTAGAAAGTGCTCTCGCAGAAGATGCTAAGTTAAGTGAAATATTTGACCAAGTAATTGAGAGTGCAACAGAATTTTCAGGTTCTGGTCCTATTGAAGGACCGGGATCAGAGATGTCCGATTCGATACCTGCAAGGTTATCGGATGGTGAATTTGTCTTTACTGCTAAAGCTGCAGAAGAAATCGGAGTTGATAACCTTCAACAGATGATGGAAGATGCAGAAACTATGGCAGATGAAAGGCAACCAGTTGCTTATGGTGGCATGATAAACGAAGAAGACGAAGCAGTTCCTCTTTCTACGCAAGGCAGTAGAGCAGCACTAGGTCAAATACCTAATGTTGTAAAACAGTCTCGTCAGGTGGAAGAAGAAATGTTAAAGTCAAGTCCTCGTAGATATTATGTTCCTGTGAGTGGCTAAGAGCGATAAAGCGACCCTATAATTTTATAGGCACTATATCATATATAACAAACAACCGAAAGGCGACCTTTACAAGACAAGCCCTACTGTGCACAATGTAGCGACCTTGTTAAACGAAGCCCTGATTAGGAGGTAAGAAAATGACTGAAGAAGTTATAACCCAGAACCAAGAACCACAAGAAGCCAACCCTTATAATGCAAAAAAAGATTGGCATAATGTAAAAGATAAACCTTTTGTATCGTCAGATAGTCTATTTTTTGATAACACTACTACAACTGAGCATGACGAAAGTGATGACATTGAAGCAGAAAAAAAACAAGAAGTAGAAGCAAGTGAGGATAAACCTTATAAGCGACCCAACTATAAAAAACGATATGATGATCTTAAAAAACATTATGATAGTAGTCTAAATAACTTTAGACAAAGAGAAACAGAGTTGTTACAAAAAGTTACAGCAAATCAACCGGAGTATAAAGCTCCTAAGACTGCTGAAGAACTTGAACAATTTAAAGCTCAATATCCTGATGTTTATGAAGTAGTTGAGTCTGTAGCTCACATGCAAAGCGAAAATCAAGTTGCTGAATTGCAAACAAGATTAGATGCTATGCAAGGACGAGAAGCAGAAATACTAAAACAAGAAGCTGAAAAAGACCTTCGAGACAATCATCCTGATTTTGATGAAATTAGAAACAGCGATGAGTTTCAAGACTGGGCTAATTTGCAACCAGAAGCTATTAAAGATTGGATTTTTAATAACCCAGATGATGCAACTTTAGCTAGTAGAGCTTTAGATTTATTTAAAAAGGATATTGGATTAAACGTTCAACAAGTTACACAAACTAAGTCAAATTCTAAACAGGCTACACAAGCTGCTGCTGATATGATTTCCACTAAAACAACTAGTGTTGATCCACAGCAACAAAAAGTGTGGTCAGAAAAAGAGATTGCTGCTATGAGTGTTGCAGAGTTTGATAAGTTCGAAGAGGAAATATCAAATGCAATGCAAGAAGGCAGAATCATAAAATAAACTATAATTAACTTAAAGGAGAATATCCCATGGCTCAATTTTTTGAACCCTCAACGGATACTAATGCTAACTTTGCAAACTCCGTAGCAGGACAAACTAATAGTTTCTTTTTACCTTCGGTTTATTCAAAAAAGGTTTTAAACTTTTTTAGAAAATCGTCTGTTATAGAATCTATTACAAATACCGATTATTCGGGTGAAATATCTGCTTTCGGAGACTCAGTAAAGATTATCAAAGAACCCGTTATCTCTGTAGAAGCGTATACTAGAAATACTGATACTACAGAAACTAGACTGACAGATGCTGAAACATCTTTAGTTGTTGATAGTGCTAATGCGTTTAAATTCATCGTAGATGATATTGAAACAAATATGTCACATGTCAACTTTAAAGAAGTTGCTTCAAGTTCTGCTGCATACGCATTGAAAGATGCTTACGATGCTGCTGTACTTGTAACTATGTTTGCAGGTCTATCTGCCTCATCACCTAACCACGTGTTAGGTTCTGACTCAGCTACTGATTTAGCTGCCGGAACTTTTGATGGAACAGGTAACCTAGACATAGGTTTCGGTTCTAGTGAACATGACCCTCTAGACCTTATGGGTAGAATGGCAAGACTATTAGACGATCAAAATGTACCTGAAGAAGGTAGATGGTTCGTTGCAGGTCCTGACTTCTACGAAGTGCTAGGAAGCTCTAGTTCTAAATTGTTATCAGTAGATTACAATGCAGGACAAGGTTCTATTAGAAACGGATTAGTTTCTAGTGGAAAACTTCGTGGTTTTGACATGTACAAGTCAAACAACATAGCTGACACATCTAATGCTGCCGGTAAATGTTTGGCAGGTCACATATCATCTACTGCGACTGCAAACACAATTCTATCAACAGAAGTGTTGAGAGACCCAACATCGTTTGGTGACATTGTGAGAGGTCTTCATGTTTTTGGTGCGAAAGTACTTAGAGATGAAGCTCTTGTTGGTGCATTCTACGGAATAGACTAACACTTAAATTGGGGGAGTCTTCGGACTCCTCCTCTTTTTTTAACACATAAATTTTACAGAGGTAAATAATATGGCAATAGTAAATATAAGAGATACTGGTCGTAACTCAGCAAAAACATCCGATGTTCGTGAGCTTGCTACTAAAGTTCAGAAACCCTCAGACACAGAAGCAATAACAGCAGCTAATACAATTACAGCAGCCGAATCAGGCACTCGTTTTGTTATGAACACTGCAACAGCTAGAATACAAACTCTACCTTCTCCCGCAGCAGGTTTAGAGTATTGGTTTTATGTCGGAGCAACTGAACCTACAGGTACACATACAATAGTAACAGCATCTAGTGCTAATATTATTGTAGGTAATGTGTCTTCTCCCGAAGATGCAGCAGGAAGCGTAGCTACAGTAACAGATGCAGATACTATTTCATTAGTAGCTAGTAAGGCAGTACATGGAGATTTTGTTCATGTATGGTCTGATGGTACTAATTGGTATCTTGATGGACAATGCAAAGTTCAAGACGGAATTACTACAACCCAAGCAGGTTAGTAGTATAGTCTAGATCATTGACTAGTATAAATTCGTAAGAGGAGAAGGAATTTTATGTTTGCTTCTCCCTTACACTTTTAATTAAAAAGGAAAGACAATGTACGGAAAAAGAAAAAAAATGATGTACGGTGGTGGAACGGAACGCAAACAATACAATAAAGGTGGTAAAGCAGGAACACAACCTTCTTATAGTTCTGGCGAAATGCCTAAATGTATGCCTAAATAGTTATGAAAGTTAAAGCACCTAAAGGATACCATTGGATGAAGCAAAAAAATGGTGGGTTTAAACTAATGAAGCACACAGGTAAATTTACTCCGCACAAGGGAGCAACCATGAATGCAAACTTTGCAATTCAAAAACAACATAAAAAATAATGGCAACAACCTATTTACAACTTACTAATGAATTACTAAGAGAACTAAACGAAGTTGTTTTAACTTCGTCTAATTTTAGTGCTGCAATTGGTATACAAGCTCACGCAAAAGATTGCATTAATAGAGCATACAACGATATAGTAATGGCAGAACCTCAATGGGGATTTTTAGCTACAGGAGAAAGTGGAGCAACTGATCCTTTTTATGGTAATGTGTATGTTGAAACAGTAGCAGGAACTAGATGGTACGAATTAAAATCATCCAGTTCTAGTGTTACTACAGACTACGGAGCAATAGATTGGGATAATTTTTATCTTACAACTATTGGTGTAAGTGGAGAAAGTGCTCCATATGTAAGTCAAAATTTAAAATTTATAAATTCTTCGGATTGGGTAAGATACCGAAGAGAAGCAGAAAACGCAGATGATTCGGACAGTCAAAGTTATGGTGAACCTACACATGTAATTAGAAGTCCTGACACAAGAAAATTTGGTTTAAGTCCAATACCTGACAAAGTTTATAGAGTATGGTTTTTTGCTTGGGATTTACCTACAGCATTAGATGCTCATGGAGATACAATAGTTTTTCCTGATGTATATGCATCTGTTCTTATGGCTAGAGCAAGATACCATTTTCATCAGTTTAAAGATTCTCCACAACAAGCAGCTTTTGCATTACAAGATTACAAAGAAGGATTAAAGAAAATGCGTTCAAACTTTTTAAATCCTACACCAAATTATATAACAGACGATAGACTTTACTTTTAATGGCAACACAACCATACGCATTAGCATGTGAAGGAGGACTAGACAAAGCTTCTAGTTCTTTTGAATTACTTCGTAGACCCGGAGCAGCTACAAGGTTAAGAAACTTTGAAGTAGACGTAGCCGGTGGTTACAGAAGAGTTAATGGCTTTTCAGCTTTTGGTGGTAGTAGTGCAGCTAATCCTAGTACAGACAATGACATATTAGGCTTACATGTTTATGCCGATGGTTTAATAGCTTGTTCAAGTACTAATATTTATTTTAGTTTAGATGGAACAAGTTGGTTACAGATTAATAAAGCTAGTGTAGATTCTGGTGGAGATAACTACAGTACTTTTACAGGTCGTAGTGCTGCAGCTAGAACTTCACAAGGCAAAGCACACTTTGTAACTTATGAAGGTGATACAACTTATGGAGAAGTTATAGTTACAGATGAAGGATCAGGTGTTAAACCTTTTTACTTTAAAATGACAGGTACTGGTGCATTAAGTGATAGAACTTATTATGCTAAAGAGATTACAGTAAGTGGAACACACTATCCTAAGTTCTGTACAATACATGATAAACATTTAGTAGTAGCAGGAGCAGCTACAGCACCGAATACTATTTTTTATAGTGGCACAAGTGATATAGATGATTTTACTACAACTGGTTCAGGTAGTATTGTATTAGATGATCAAGTAGTTGGACTAAGAAGTTTTAGGGATGATTTAATAATTTTTTGTAGAAATAGTATTTATAAATTAATAAATATAAATAATTCATCTACAATAGCTGTACAACCAATTACACAAAACATAGGTTGTTTAGATGGAAAAAGTATTCAAGAGATTGGTGGTGACTTAGTATTTTTAGCACCAGACGGAATAAGAACATTAGCAGGTACAGTAAGAATTGGTGACGTTGAGTTAGGAACAGTTAGTAGAGCTATACAACCTGTAATGAAAGACATTGCAGATAATATAGGAAGTTTAAATGTAAGCAGTCTTGTTATTAGAGATAAATCTCAATACAGACTTTACTATGGTTCTGATTCAACAGGTGATGCTTCAGAAGGAATAATTGGTACACTTAAAACAAATGAGCAAGGGTTTACTCAATTTCAATGGGCAGAAACTTTTGGAATAGACGCAAGTGCAGCAGCAACTTCAGGATTTAATTCAAGTGGAGTTGAAAAGCATTATCATGGAGATTATGCAGGAAGAGTATTTAACCATGATACAGGAGATAATTTTTTAAATACATCAGGTACTGAAACAAATATAGTAGCTGAATATCAAACTCCTGATTTAGATTACGGAGATTTAGGAACATTAAAGACTTTAAAATACGTTAAAGTTTCAGCAACACCAGAAGGAACAGTAGCAACAAAATTAAGAGTAAGATATAATTACGATGATACAGACATACCACAACCTTCTGATTATACTTTATCAATAGATAAACCTTCGTTGTTTGGAACAGCAGTATTTGGGGCAACTGCAGCACATGTATTTGGAGCATCTTCTGATCCTATGACACGACAAGCAATAGAAGGAAGTGGACACAGTAATTATTTTAGAATATTTAGTGATGATCAAAATTCCCCATATACAATTAATGGCATATATATAGATTACGAACCTTCAGGGAGACAATAAAAATGGCACAGAGTTATACACGACAAAGTTCAATGAGTGATGGTGAT